TGGCGGAGAGGATCGGGGAGGCAGCAACCGAAGTATTCTGGCGTAATCGTTACGCCTCGCTTGAAACTTTGCGACCGATGATCCGCGCCATTGTCGAGCGCGCGGCGAAGGGGGACTGATGCGAGCTGTTCCTCTTACGCAAGGTCAGTGGGCTCTGGTCGATGACGAAGATTACGACCGCCTGATGGAGCATAGGTGGTCTGCCAGATGGGACAAGCACACGCGGTCATTCTGCGCGGTTCGCTCTATTTGGATAGGTGGTCCTGGTCGCAAGAAGGTAGGAGTGTTGATGCACAGAGAGATCCTGGACGCTCCCAGCGGTGTTCAAGTTGACCACTGGGACCATGATACGCTCAACAATCAGAAGCACAATCTCCGACGGGCGACTAATTCCCAGAACCAGTGCAACGGAAGGCCCCGGCCGCACAAGCGTGGAGGAAGGAAAGGGGCGCAGTTTCACATAACAACTGGCAAATGGAGAGCGCGTATTCGTTTCGGCGGGAAGCAACACCACCTAGGAGCGTTTGATACGGAAGAGGCGGCACACACAGCTTACCGAGACGCCGCGCAAAAGTTCTTTGGAGACTTTGCGTGCGTAAACGACCGAGGCCAGGATGGAGCGATAGATGGAGGGCAGGTAGATGGGAAGTGATCCACAGAGTTACTTGGCGGCGATGGACGAACTGGCCCATCGCGGCTGCAACACGACTATCGCTGAGTTGAGACTCCGCGCCCAAGAGCAAGATGATGAACTAGGCAAGTTTCGAGCCTCGGAGCGGGAACTGCGGGGGATGGTGGCGGCGATGGCCGGACTGCTGAAGCCGTTCGCTCTGGCGTGGCAGACGTGGTACGCCAACCCTCGTGGTCCATCGGCTCAGAACCAAGTTACTAACGATCAATTCTTGCAAGCTGCAAAACTACTCCGAGACTCCCACATGACCGACCTCGCGGCCCTGGCGGCCGAGGCGGAGCGCGGGCGGGAAGAGGGAGGGGCGGCGTGAGCACAGCGGAGATCGCGCGGTGCAGGGCAGAGCAAGCCGAATGCGAGCGCTACCTGCGGTCGGGCGGTCTCGACGTGGGGGCGGCGCTGCTGGGGCTGACGGACTGGATAAAGGAGCGGAAATTGATCGAGGCGGAAGAGTACGAGCGGTTCATCGCAGCGAAGTTACAGGAGGGAAGCCGGTCGGGTTTCGAGCCGCTGTGGATACCTTCATTCCTGTTCGACTTCCAGCAATCGCTTCTCAATTGGAATCTCGTAAAGGGCAAGTCGGCAACGTTCGCAGACTGCGGGCTCGGAAAGTCCCCGATGGAGTTGTCCTGGGCCGAGAACGTAGTCCGCAAGACCGGGAAGTCCGTCCTGATCCTGACCCCTCTCGCGGTGGCGCAGCAGTTCATCCGCGAGGCGGACAAGTTCGGGATCGATGCGCACCGCTGCAACGACGGACATCCCAAACTCGGCATCAACATCACGAATTACGAGAAGATCCACCTTTTCAACCCAGACGACTACGCGGGCGTGGTGTGCGATGAATCCAGTTGCCTGAAGGCATTTGATGGATCGCGCCGGGCTGCGGTGACGGAGTTCTTGCGGACGATCCCCTACCGCCTGATGGCGACTGCCACGGCCGCGCCGAACGATTACATCGAACTTGGGACCACGAGCGAAGCGTTGGGCGTCATGGGCCAGGTAGACATGCTCAACCGCTTTTTCAAGAACGACAACAACACCAGCGACATGCGCCGCATCGTTCGGCACGCGCCGTCGCAGGGGGGGCCGTCGAGTGCGGGTTGGCGTTTCAAGGGCCACGCCGAACTACCGTTCTGGCGTTGGGTGTGCTCATATGCCCGCGCCGGCCGACGCCCTTCCGACTTTGGACCATTTTTGGATACGCGGTTCAAACTGCCTCCGCTAATTGAGCGCGAGCACATCGTAGAGACCCGCTCATGCGCACCAGGGATGCTGTTCTCGCTCCCGGCTACCAACATGAACGAGGAGCGAGAAGAGGCGCGGCGCACGATACCGGAGCGGTGCGAATTGGCGGCCGATTTGGTGTATGGGACTAAGAAGCCATTTATCATCTGGTGCCACCTGAATCCCGAAGGGGACCTCCTAGAGAGGCTGATACCGGGTGCCGTGCAAATCTCCGGTGCCGACTCCGACGACGCCAAAGAGGAGAAGTACGCAGCATTTCTGACGGGCCAGGCGCGCGGGATGGTGTCCAAACAGCGCATCGGAGGCTGGGGGCTTAACTGCCAGCATTGCGCCCATGTGGTTGAGTTCGCCTCCCACAGCTTCGAGGCCCACTACCAGGGCGTTCGCCGCTGTTGGCGCTTTGGGCAAACGCAGCCGGTGACGAACGACATTATTTTCACCGAGGGTCAGCGCGCGGCGGCCGAGAGTATGCGGCGCAAGTCGGACCAGGCGGATCGTATGTTTGACAAATTGGTGGAGTTTATGAACGAGTCGCAGCGACTCAACACGGATTATCAATTCTCGAAACAGGTGGAGGCACCTTCATGGCTGGCGTAATCGACCAAACCGTAACCGACCGTTACGCGCTCTACAACGGGGACGCGTGCGACATCTTGCCGACACTCCCAGACGGCTGCATTCATCTCTCGATTTACAGCCCCCCGTTCGCAACCGAGAACGGAGGTGCGCTATACCACTACTCCAGTTCCCCGCGCGACCTGTCAAACTGCCGCACCTATGCGGAGTTCTTCCAGCACTACGAGTTCATCGTGCGCGAAATCTTCCGCCTGACGATGCCGGGCCGCATGACGGTCGTTCACTGCATGGACGTGCCAAGCGGAAACAGTGGGTGCGACTACTACACCGACTTCCCCGGAGACATCATCCGCCTGCACGAAAAGTGCGGTTTCAGGATGGCGAGCCCGAGAATCACGATCTGGAAGGAACCGCTGGCGGTGCGCAACCGGACGCTCACCAAGGCGCTTGCCCATAAGACCACGGTGGAGGACTCCTGCGATTGTTCCGTGGCCGGGGCCGACTACCTACTGATCTTTAGGCGCAAGGGCGATAACCCTGTGCCCGTGACGCACCCCAACGGATTCCTACGCTATTGGGGAGAGCGCAAGATCCCATCCGACGTGCTGCGGTATCGCGGGTGGAAGGGTAGCCAGATCGAGAACCGCTACTCGCATTGGATCTGGAGACAGTACGCCTCTTCGATCTGGGATGACATTCGCGGAAACACAGGGAAGCGCACCGAAGAGGGAGTTCTCCCGTACCGCGAGGCCCGCGAGGAAGAGGACGAAAAGCACCTTCACCCGCTACAACTGGATGTGATTGGCCGCTGCTGCGAGTTGTGGTCGAATGCCGGAGAAACGGTGTTGACGCCATTCGCGGGCGTCGGGTCCGAGGTTTGGGCCGCCGTGAAAAGCGGACGGCGCGGAGTCGGAGCGGAACTGAAGCCGAGCTACTACCGGCAGTCCGTGGTGAGTCTCGCGGATCTCGTCAAGTCGGGATGCGGAGAGGATGAAGAGCAGGCGAGTCTGGAATTCCATTCCGAGGTAACCGCATGACTCTCTCCTACAACCTGGAATACGCCCTTCCACCCTACCGCGAGGTCCCATGCTCCTGCGGCTGCGGGGCTATCGTGCGTACGCGGAGCAAGACGGCGGTAGTGTACGCGGTCGGGTGTCGGCAGCGGAAGGCACGCGAGCGGCAGGCGCGGTATCACGCTACGCCGCCGTCAACAACGCCTACGCCGCCTACTTCGCCGCCGCCTACCATCGCCGCGCCATGCCCTGCGATACGGCAGATTGGCGTGACGCTGGTACTCGAAACTGATGGCATCGGAGGGTTAGTCTGGGAAGATGTAATTTAAGGTACCACCGTCAGAATTGGTAACTCTGTTGGAGGCCAAAGCGGAGAAGGAGAAATCGAATGAGCCTACGCGATAGAACGAAGATCGAAGTCCTAGCCAGCCACCGTGTACTGGAGACACAGAACGACTTACAGCGCGAACGAATCGAACGGCAGGAGTCCGAGATCGCCACCCTCCGGGCGCAACTGGCGCTCGTGGTGGAGGCGCTGAAGCCGTTCGCTGAAGCATACGAGCGATGGCTGGATTTCGATGGCAATGGTGGGCCGGGGAACGGAATTCCTTCGGAGGCATTCGCTGCCGCGTCTATAGCCCTCGCAGCCCCCAACCTCGCGGCGACGGAGGACAAATCAAATGCCCGATAAGCCGCCCTGCGATTGCCCATGGTGCACCCGTAACCGGGTGTGGGACGAGATCGTCGCGTCGCGCGACACGGACGCGTTACTCAAGCTCATCGTGGAACTTCGCAACGAACTATGCGAAACCGAAGAGGATCTGGAATACCGTAAGGCTATCCTAAGTGGATCGTGGCCTACGGCGTTAGAGCAGCTTGAAGAGGCGCTGAAACGCGCAAAGGAAAAGCGGTGACACGTCTATATTGTTTGCGCTGTCTGCATTCATGGTGGCAGCGTAGCCCGAAACGTCCTAAGCAATGCCCACGGTGTAAACGCGGAGATTGGGCCGCACTAACAGTGCGGCCAAGGGGTAGGCCGGTGGGATGGAGAAAGAGTGGTAGACATGTCTACAAGCGATTACCTAGTGCTTCGACTGATGCGACTCCTCTTCCCAAGAGTGGCGGTAGAGTCGTACCAGCGGGCGTACATGGAGTACAGGCGGTTGTTGGTAAACGAGCGGAGACATGCAGCAAAGGCGCGGGCATTCCAAGACAGATGCTGGAGAGCGGTGCAGCGCCTGGAGGCGCTGAAACAAAGCAAGGGGTGGAAGTAACTCGCAGAGTAATCCCTGTTATCAGGAGGGGCGGAACTTGAGCGTAGACCCAGAATTCTTGAAGGGCCTAAGGAGAAACACATGACACTGTTACTAGTGAGAGATGATGCAGGGTTAGAACACATTGAACTGGGCGAAG